ACCTGTTGATGTACGAAGAAAAATAGCAAATAGTTTAAAATGGGAAGTTCCATACGCAAGATACTTGCCTCAATATAAATTAGGAAGATGGGATGGTAAGATTGGTTTCTTTGGTTTAGGTGGTAGCGGTTTTGTTAATCATTTAGATAAAATTTTAGAATTACTTAATAAACAAGGTGTTGAAGTTGGCTCAATAGAAGATAAAAGAAAGAAATATGATTTAAAATTTCAACCTATTGACAAAAATTATTTTGGAAATAAAACATGGCCCAAAGGTCACATTTGTGAAGGACAAGAAATTGTACTTCGTGATTATCAAGTAGATGTTGTTAATAATTTTATAAAGCAACCACAATCATTACAAGAAGTTGCCACTGGTGCAGGGAAAACAATTGTTACTGCTTGTTTATCTAGTTTATGTGAAAGACTAGGACGAACTGTTGTAATAGTACCCAATAAAAGTTTAGTTACACAAACAGAAGAAGATTATATTAATGTAGGTCTAGACGTAGGAGTATACTTTGGTGATAGAAAAGAACTTGGAAAAACACACACAATTTGTACGTGGCAATCTTTAAATGTTTTAGATAAAAAATCAAAAGCTGGACAATCAACATTATCCTTAACTGAATTTTTAAGTGGTGTACAAACATTAATAATAGATGAAGTGCACCAAGCAAAAGCAGATGTTTTAAAAAAATTACTAACACATCATTTAAAAAATTCTCCAATAAGATGGGGATTAACAGGAACAATCCCAAAAGAACAATTTGAATTTCAAAGTTTATTAGTTGCTATAGGTCCTGTTATTAATCAAATATCTGCAAAAGAATTACAAGATAAAGGTATATTATCTAAATGTCACGTTAATGTAGTACAATTAGTTGACACATTAGTACATAGAACATACCAAGAAGAATTAAGTTATTTGGTTACAACTCAAGATAGATTAGAATACATAGCAAAATTAATAGGCAAAATAAAGGAAACAGGCAACACACTTATATTAGTAGATAGATTAAAGGCAGGAGAAAAATTAGAACAAATAATTCCTAATAGTGTTTTTATTAAAGGCGAAACAAAATTGCAAGATAGAAAAGAACAATATGATCAAATTTCTAGTGCAAATAATAAAATAATAATTGCAACATATGGTGTTGCATCTATTGGAATTAATATCCCTAGAATATTTAATTTAGTATTAATAGAGGCAGGTAAATCATTTATAAGGGTAATACAGTCAATAGGTCGTGGCATAAGAAAGGCAAAAGATAAAGACTTTGTTCAAATATGGGACATAACATCTACTTGTAAGTTTGCTAAAAGGCATCTTACACGAAGAAAGAAATTTTATAAAGAGGCTAACTATCCATTTACTGTAGAAAAAGTACAATGGAATTAGCACAGAAAGAAAGAAATGAGAATATTAACATTAGAAAACGAAACTTTTTTACTGAATAAATTACCAGAACACGTATCAGATGATATGTGTTTTTCGGTTTTAGATAATAGCAATCCTAAGGAACCCGATTTCTTTTTTATTCCTTTAATTTATATAGAAAGTTTTAGTAGTCCGGCTATTGTTTTAGATATAGGTGGGAATGAATTAATAATGCCTTTAGATTGGAGTATAGGTGTAGGCGATAAAGAAGATAGTACTTCTGTAGAAGTTGTTCCTTTAACTAGTATTACAGATAGAGGTTTTCAAGCATTCTTGTTTAATCCTTTAAATGGATTTAAAGCAGAATTTATGGAAGTTAAAGTGTTAAATTTTTATAATGATATTAAATGGTATTTTCCTAAAGTAAAAAATAATCAATTAATATCTACACCAATCACAACAGGTAAAGAACCTCTGTGTGCATTTTTTGTTAAAGATATATCAAGACAATGTGAAACTATTGAATATGGATTGTTATTATAATGGGTAGACATAGTAAACAAGAACCTCAAGGTAAAGGTATGAACATGGATGTTCAATACGAAAAAGGTAAAGCGTGGGACGGTCAAAGTCGTCCATCTGATGATGCATATAGGAAAGGATACGATGCTATTAACTGGAACAACAAAAAAAATGTCAAAAAGAAAAAGAGAAAACCTAAAAAGAATAAAAAGAACTCTTAAAAATGGATTTATAATTAAAGCACCTGTGTTAAAAATACCAACAGGAAAAAGTGGGAAACCAATAGACGTTTGGTTAACGCAAGAATACTTACCACAACTTTTAGATTTAATTAAAGAAAAAAAATTATCTTTAAAAGAAATACAAACAATGGACGGAGGTCATATTAAAATTACGTTTCATGATCCCAGACACGCAACATTATTTGGATTACATTATGAAAAAAGCTAGAGAAATTACAAAAAAAGAAGTAGTAGCTAAAAAACTAGGAATAAAATATATTTACGAATCGCCAGATGGTGGAGAAACTGTATATCAACGAGAAGTAGGAAATTATACTGCCGAAAGACAAATGGTATCTAAAAGTGAGAAAGCACACGTAGAAGATGAGTTCAAAAGACGTCATCGTTACATTACACCAGATGCAGTTAAGCTATGTTGGAAACATAAAGGATTGCAAAAGGCGTGGGAAAAGTATATAATGTTATTGGAGTTATATGGTCATTCAGAAGAATAGATTACCGTTAAAGGATATTCTTGCGGCTATAGATATGAAAGCTAAAAACATTTGGGATGAGTTTTCAGCTGACGAACAAAAGCAAATAGGCTTTTATATATTGAATAGATATGCAAGTTCAGTAGTAGGTAAAAAAGAAGATAAAGAATTAACTATTTTAAAAACAAATGAATATTATAATAAAAACTTTTTTACTTTATCTAAACATAAAAAATTATTATGGTATTTGCTTTGTATGACTGCAAGTGATAGAAAAAAAATTACGTTTCATCCATGGATAGGATATAAACATAAAGAATATGGAAGTAAAACAAAAGCAGTTAAGTTTTTAAAAAATTTATATCCTACTAAAAAAGAAGATGAAATACAATTATTGGCAACAATAAATTCTGTTAGTGTGTTAAAGACATTAGCACAAGATTTTGGTATGTCAAAAGAAGAAATTAAAAAAGTATTATGATAGAAAAGTTATATTCTTGTAAGCATTGTACCGCAAAATTTACTAGAGAAAAAACTCTTGCTGTTCATATGTGTGAACAAAAAAGAAGATTTTTACAAAAAGATGAAAGAAGAGTTCAATTAGGATATCAAACTTTTATTAGATTTTACCAATTGTGTCAAAAAATGGAAAAAGAAAAAACATATGAAGAATTTTGTAAGAGTCCTTATTATACAGCATTTGTTAAGTTTGGAAGTTTTTTGAGTAATGTTAAACCTTTATATCCACAAAAATATATTGATTATGTTGTTACTAGTGGAGTAAAATTAGATCATTGGTGTAGAGAAGAATTATATGAAAAATATTCTATAAATTTAATTTTAAAAGAAACAATGGAGACAGCAGTAGAACGTTCTATTAAATCTATGATGGATTGGGGAGAAGAAAAAGAAGCACCATGGCATGATTATTTTAAGTATGCAAGTTTGAATAGAGCTACACAAGATATTAGAGATGGTAAAATTTCTCCATGGCTAGTATTAAATTCTAAAACAGGTAAGGAAATGTTGAATAAATTTAATGATGAACAATTACAAATTATAAGTCGTATGATAGATCCTAAACATTGGGCAGTAAGATTTCAAAGAGTACCTGCAGATGTTGAAATAGTAAAAGGCATAACCAAGGAGGCAAACTTATAATGACAAATACTACTAAATCATACATTAAAGGAAAGTATCGTATAAGGGAATATTATACTGATGAAAATTTATGGAAAGAAACAAAGACACTTATTAAAAAGAAGAAAAAACCTAAGAAGAAAGAAAAACGTAACTGGTTTAAAGGATTAGGAAATAAAGAATGAAAGAAATAGAAGTAAAAATAGAAACGTTTAAAAATAAAGATGTGGATTTTCTTGACGTACAAAAACACATTATTAATTTATTTGAGACAGAACAAATAACTGTAGAAGGTAAAACTGTTGAAGATATATCAGATTTACTATATATGAATCTTTCAAGAAGATGGGATGGACGGGATATATCTATTCAAATAACTGACGAAAGTAAATGTGGTTGTTCAATGTTATATCCAAAGGATCCTAAAATTGTATTAAACCCTAATCAAAGAAATATTGTTGTTAAATGCCAGATATAGATATAGACTTTGCAGATAGATCTATTTTATTAGATAAAGTTAAACACAGAATTGCTAAATTAGATTCTGGTAAGAAACATAATACTGGCGTATACTTTACAGAAGTACCACACGATCCAGTAAACAATTTATGTACACTTGATTATGATAAAGCAGAACAAAGAGGATATTTTAAAATAGATTGTTTGAACGTTAGCATTTATAAAGATATTAAAGATGAAAAACATCTTAATAAATTAATAAACACTGAACCATTATGGGAATTATTAGAAGCAAAAGAATTTGTAGATCAAATTTTTCATATTAATGGACACGTGGAAATATTACAAAAACTTAAACCTACAAACATAGAACAATTAGCGGCAGTTTTAGCAATTATACGACCAGCAAAAAGACATTTGATTAAACAAAATTGGGATGAAATAGATGAACAAGTATGGAAAAAACCTACAGACGGAAGTTACTTTTTTAAAAAATCTCACGCAACTTCATATGCAATGGCAGTAGTAGTGCATATGAATCTTATATGCGAACAATTAAAAGGAAATAATGACCAAAAGCCATAGAAAAAGAAGTCTAGTTAAAACTCTTACATGGAGAATTTTGGCAACTACAGATACATTTTTAATAAGTTGGCTTATTACAGGTGCGATAACTTTAGCAGGTGCTATTGCAGGTATAGAAGTTATAACTAAAATGTTTTTATATTACCTACACGAACGAGGTTGGAATAAAATTAAATGGGCAAAGGAGACTGGACCTGAAGAACACACAACTATATTTCCTTATTTTGATTTTCCATATGAACTTCCTAGTTCAAAACATGATAAGAAAGATCACTGATTGATTTTTTTGATTACTTCTTTAGGTTTTCTGACTAGTTGAACTGATCTTCTTTTTGTTCTTTTTACAGCAAGATTGTTTAAATTTGTGACGTGGCCCATTTTTACTGTAACATCTTTAGTATTCATTATCATTAAAATTTCCCTATAATTTTGCATTTCTTTTCTTAAAAATATACCAATAGGAATCATTCTATTAGACTCCCACCACCAAGTTTTACACAAGGCTACAAAATCAGCTTTCTGACTATCGCCCTTTAAGTCCTGATAGATGTACATACTAGTGATTGCGTGGTCTTGATTGTTAATTACACCAACATATTCCTTACCGCCATACTCTACTACACTTATGAAGGGGAAATCTTTCTCTATGTCTTCTTTTAGCATTGTTATATCTAATAAATACGTTATATTGATGGTGTGTTATGCAACTTATACGAAGATATTTATTAAATAATAGAATAGTGCTTACTGCGAATTTGGCAGGGCACATTACGAGGTATAGATCCGTGTATCAAAGAAATATAAACGTTTACAGAAATATAGACAATGTTCTTCAATTTGAAGTTAAAAATGCTGATGAAAAAGCTGTTAGTATCCTTAATACATACACACCTAAGTTTAAAATGTGGAATGAAGACGATACTTTAGTTGTAGAAAAGGATGGAACTATTATAGAAACATCTACACCAAGCAAAGTAGGGCAATTTACTGTAACATTATCTGAAAACGATTTACTAAATCTTAAGCAACAATATATGAGTTATAGTGTTTATTTGTATAATACAAGTACTACTAAAAACGTTTTAACTTATCCTAATTCACACTTCGGAAGTCAAGGAACAGTATTTCTAAGTACTAGTGAATTTCCAGGACCTAAAGTATCACACGAAGTTAAAACATTTATTCAGGACGGAGATAACAATTTAATATATAATTCATCTGCCCTTACAGCCGATCCG